ACAAAATATGGTGCTTTTACTAAGGCAAACTTTCAGCCATGGTGTGGTTCATTTGTTATGTGGTGTGCAAATGAAGCAGGAGTAAAAGTTCCTAATACTGTTTATACTCCAGGTGGCGCAGCAGCATTTAAAAAGGCTGGTGCTTGGATTGATGGCGATGTAGCAGATCCAGAACCAGGCGATATTGCTTACTTTGATTTCCCATCAGATGGTGTTGATAGAATCTCACATGTTGGTATTGTTATTGCAGACAATGAAGATGGAACTGTATGGTGTATTGAAGGTAATACAAGTCCAGATAAAAAGGGTAGTCAAAGAAATGGTGGACAGGTTTCAAAGAAACTTCGTGCATATAAGAAAAATAAGGCTGGAGAAATGATTTCTATCGTAGGCTTTGGTCGTCCAAAATTTGGTGGTAAGCCAGCAGAAAAATCTAATGCAACAGAAACAACTAATAAGTCTGTTAAGCCTAAGTCAACTAAAATAAAAACTTGCCCAACTTGCCAGCAAGAAATCAAATAGTTGACACATTTTTGATTCAATGCTATACTAAATAGTAAATCTAGAAGGGTATTCAATGACTTGTATTGCAGTTGTGCGTGATGTTACAACTAATAAAATCTATATGGCTGGAGATCGTGGTGTTTCTGATGATAACACTATCAATGTTTCTTCTAGCCCAAAGGTTTGGAAGAAAGAAGGATACCTTTTTGGGTACGCTGGCTCAATGGATGGCGATAGAATAAAGCATTTATTTGTTCCTCCAACTCCAGAACCAAGAGTAAACATTGATAAGTTTATGTATGGAAAATTTCTTAAAGCACTTAGAAAATTTTATGAAGAATGGTGGGTGGATGTTTCTCCATCATCTGATTTTGGATTAATTATTTGTGTTAAGGGAAAAATTTATGAACACAATGCAGCAGATATGTCATTAACACAATACGACCAAGACTATCTTGCTATGGGATCTGGCGGTGATTTGGCTTTGGGATCTTTGTATTCTACTAAATCATATAAGGATGGCAGGAAGAGAGCAAACTTAGCAGTTCAGGCTGCTATTAATCATTCAACTTCTTGCAAGGGTCCTATTGACATTGTAAGTATTTAAAGGTATACTAAATATATGAATCATATGGGTATGGAAGACTTGTCTCCAGAGGAGCAGGAATTTGGTATTTGGTTACAAAACGGCATTGAGAGAGGCTGGATTAGTGATCCTTATTGTCATACACATGATGGTGGCTATGAGTATATGAGTGAAGAAGAAATTGAAGAATGGGAAGCAGGAGGCGACCCATGCGAACTTGTAACAAGAATATTTATTTAACAGAAAGGTAATACAAATGAAGAAGATATTAGTAGGAATCCTAACAGCAGTAGCAATTGTTGCGCCAACGCAAATTGCAACGGCAGCAGATGAAAGAGTTGTAGCAATTATTGATTCTGCAATTGATTCAACAAAGTTTAGTTCTATAGTTTATGAGGCATGCTTTACTCAAAATAAATCATGTCCAAATAAAACAAATTTTATGGAAGGCAAGGGAGCAGCAAATTCTCCAGTATGGCCATCTTCCATGCTAAATACCGTATACCATGGACACTCTATGGTTGCAGCATCAGTTAAGACTAATCCAAATATTAAGATTGTTTTTGTAAGAATTGCAGATATAACATCGTCTGGATCATCTTTAAATGCTGGGCAAAGTTTATCTCAGGCAATGGACTGGGTATCTAAAAATGCATCTAAATATAGTATTGATGCTCTTTCAGTAAGTCAGTCACGGGTTAACTGGACAACATGCCCTACAGATTTACTTGTATTAAATTCAATTAAATCTTTAAATGTACAAAATATTCCAACTTTTGTTTCTACTGGAAATGATGGACTTGCCGATAAGGTAGGCTTCCCTGCATGCGTTGATGGTGCAGTTGGGATTGGTGCAGTAACTGCTGATGGTAGTGCATTTGCTAAAATAACAAATAGAGGTCCTGGACTTGATGCTGTTGCAGTCGGTGATATGGATATTGTTAGATCCAATGGAACAACAGCAACCATCTCTGGAACATCTGTTGCAAATGTTGTAGCATCAACAAAATATGTTGGCCAGACAAATCTACTAAATCAATTTATTTCTGGGTTTGCTAAGTTTTTAACATACCCATTTATTAAGTAATTAATAGTCCTGGGTATGACTAAAACTGCCCAATAAGTGCTATAATTGTATATATTCCAAAAGGAGGAACATCAATGGAATCAATTAAAAGAATTTCTTTAAAGGCAACCTGCTACACGATATATCATGTAACTATTGCTACTTTAATTTTTTCTACTGTAATATATTTTATTACTGGGAAATGGGAGTACGAATATTTTGAAAAAATAGGAATGGGTCTTTTTGGATATATTATTTGGGAAATTTTTGGGTACTCTCTTTTTGAAATAATGTGGTCTAAATTTAGAAAGAAGGCAAACTAATGCGTATTAAGATTATTCGATTTGTTGCTAAAATGTTGGGGTATGAGTTAAGTTCTGCACCACGTGGAGTACCTGTTTGGCAACTGCGAAAGAAAAAGTAAGATGCCAGCATACGAATACGATTGCATGCCATGCGGTGTGCGTTATACCAAGGTTAGAAGTATGTCAGAAAGTGATCCAGGGTATTCGTGTGATACTTGCCAAAAGCCCTTGGTACGTGTATACTCTAGTATAGGAGTTACATTCAACGGCTCTGGATTCTATAAAACTGACAATAGAAAGGTATAATATGTTTAGTATGTTGAGAGATAAAGAAGAAGAAAAGGTATGGCTTCTTGATGCGACTGATCGTTGTGATCGTTGTGGCGCACAGGCATATGTCAAGGTACTGGGCAAAAATGGTTCAGATTTATTGTTTTGTGGCCACCATTATAACAAGGCTATGGACAATGCTATTGGATATGACAGTATGATGAAGTTTATGGAAAGTGTTGTTGATGAAAGAGAACGCCTTCAGGAAAACCGAACTGTCGGAAGCGAAAACTAATAATGAATATTCTTGGAAAAGAGTATGATGGAGTTCTACATATCCATATACCTAAAACTGCTGGATCATCAATTATAAAAATATTACAAGATAATAATTTAGATAATTGGAAAAGAGAATATCCAAGACATCACGATCCATATTTTTATATGCAGCAAGCCAATAAAATTGATGATAAAGTATTTTCCTTTTCTGTTGTAAGAAACCCATATACTCGTACTTACAGTTCCTATCATCAATACAACAAGGCTAATAAAACCAATATTACTTTTATGGAATATTTAAATAATATTTTAGAAAAAAGAATATCAAAAATTAGTCCACTACTTCACCTACCAATGGCTTGGTATGTTACTGATTCACAAAACAATATTCAGGTAACAAAAATATATAGGTTTGAAAATATAAAAGAATTAGAACAAGATCTTAATTGGGAACTTGGTTTTTATCATATAGGCAACTACACTAAAGATATGTATATTGAAGGATATACTGATGTTGCTATAGATATTGTTAGAAAATTTTATGCCCTTGATTTTTCAATCTTTGGCTATTCAACCGATTTTGCAGAAACATTGGAGTAAAATGAGAAAAACTGAAGAAGATTTTAATGTTAAAAAACATGCACAATATGATGTAACAGAACTTAATAACTATATTAGTAATTTTTCAGATGAGTGGATGATTGATACAAGTAGGCAAAAAAGGCCAAACACCCCACACAAACACACTAACACCTACAATGTATACACTAGTAGCATACAGTGGAAGCATGGTCAAAAATTTATAACTAATAAAATTTCTAATGATGAAAAATTGCTTGAATTATTAGAACCTATATTGCAAGACTTAGAAAGAATCCATAGTGGTGTTAGGGGCAATGTTTTATTAATTAAACTGCCAGCAGGAGAAGATGTAGCATTACACGAAGACGCTGGAGATTATTTGATGTTGGCAAGAAGAAACCACGTACCAATTATTACATCTGGAAATGTGGTTTTTGGTGTGGGATCTGAAAGAGTCAATATGCAGATAGGCGAATGCTGGGAAATAAATAACCATAGATTTCATTGGGTAGACAATAATAGTGATATAGATAGAGTGCACCTATTGGTTGATATAATGCCCAACGAGGAATTAATTTAATATACAAAGGAGAATAATAATGTATGAATATAGAGTAAAAAAGATTACTAATGTTGTTGATGGTGACACTATAGATGTTGACATCGACCTTGGTTTTGCTGTATCATTTTCTCAACGAGTTCGACTTGCTGGTATAGATACTCCAGAGTCAAGAACATCTGATAAGTTTGAGAAGACGTTGGGTCTTGAGGCTAAAGAATATCTTAAGAAGAAACTAAAAGATGCAAAGGATGTAATTATTAAAACAGAAAAGCCAGATTCATCAGAAAAGTATGGCCGTATTTTAGGATGGCTTTATGTGGATGGTGACACTGTTTCTGTTAATGATCATATGATCGAAGACGGATATGCTTGGGGTTATCTTGGAGAGACCAAGGTAAAAGACTTTGCTGCACTTGCTGCACAAAGAAAAAAGTCTGGAAAATAAATGGATGCAAAGACTAATGCTTTAGTAGAGCATTTAGTTTTACAGGGCGGTCTTGAGATTTCTGATATTGATCTTGAAACTGGTGAAACTTATTATAATATAACAGACAAGTTAAAAGAACTTGCCCCTGAAATATATCAGGAGTTAGAGGATCAATTTAAACACCATCTGTTTATTTTAAATAAAAGAGGACCACAGTCTATGACTTGGAGAATAAGAGGGTAACATGGAGATAGAAGATTTAATTTTAAGTGGTGCAATAGAAGTCGCAGGGGTAGATCCTGAAACTGGTGAAATGCTGTATAACTTTACAAATAAACTTGATCAGGTTCACCCAGCATTGGCTAGGGAAGTCCACAATATGTTTGACTCACATGTAATGAAGTTATGGGAGTTGGGTATGGTTAAGATGAATGTCATGGATAAAAATCCTATAGTAAAATTAACACCAAAGGCTTTTGATCCTGGATCAATAAAGTCTCTTGATGAAGACGTTTTGTATACACTTAACGAAATCAAGAGGCACATTATAAGATAGTAGTATAATTGTTCTGGTGCTACTATGAAATATTTTATAGGTTTTGCTTATGCGTTTGTTCTAATATATTTTCTTGCTAGATTGCAAAAACAGTATAACATTTTTTATACCTTTTCTGCAAAGGCTTTTAAAAATAGACAAAGTAATGAGCACTATCTAAAAGTTTTGTCAGGTTTTAATGCTGTTAAACCTAAAGAGATAAAGAAAACACAATCAAAATTGCATGAATCAAGAATAAATATTAAGGTAATTATAGTGGATGATGAGGCATTTTGGATTAAGGATAATGTTTTTTATACCGCCAATATGTCAGGGGACATTGTAGATAAAGAAACTACGAGAGCAGTTGACACAATGACCATGAATAAGGTACAATTAGATAAAATGATGTTCATTATAGATCGTCTACGAGAAGGGACTTTTAATGATAGTGGGGGTACAGGGTACTAGTAGTTTTGATGACTACAAGGTTTTCCTTCGTGCTATGGGCGTAGCCCTTTCGGGCATGCCAGAAAATGATGAGTACTTTTATATCTATAGCGCTGGACCTGCAAAGGTTAATGCTATGGTAATGGAATTTGTCAATGTTTCAGAAAAAGGAATGAAGTCACGTGGGAAGAAAATTAAAATGTATAAAGTTGCTCCATCGTGGATCGCAGAAAATTTTTCAGAAATTAATTATTTTGCTTTTCTTTCAAAGCCAAGTGAGTCAAACTCAAAATTAGTTTCAGAAGCACAATTAAATAATGTCGAAGTAGGAATATTTAAATACTAGGAGAACAATGATAGTAAAAACATTAGAAGAAATGGAAGCAATCGTATCTGGCAACAAAGGTCTGTCTTGGGATGGTTGGACCGTTGTAAATAGATATAAGTCAGATAAGGCTAAGACTTCTAAGTATGGTGTATATTTCAGAGGCAACTGGTATATATCTAAAAGATTTGAGCCAGGTAGAGATGGCTGGGACATTCCAGAAAGGCTTGTTTTAGGACATGCACAAACTTAAATGGAAAGATACTGCATCTTGTTTAGATTATGATACAAATTTATTTTTTGATAAATATGAAGAAGAAGAGTTACTAAGACCAGCGATTGACGCTCTGTGTATTGCATGTCCAGTAGTGCAAACATGCTTTGCTGTAGGTGTATCAAGCAAAGAGTATGGCGTATGGGGCGGTATTTACTTAGAAGCAGGTGTAATTTCAAAAGAATTCAACAGCCATAAAACAGAAACTGACTGGGGTAATACATGGAAGCACCTTACTATTGAAGAAGAATCTAAATGAACAATAAAGAGTATTTAGATTTTTTAAGACAAAAAAATAAAAATATGTTGTCAAAATGTCATTATTGTGATGGTTTTGCTATAACTATTATTGCTGATGGGTATGCAATTAGGCCAGTATGTAAAGATCATGACGATAGACCATTTGATATAATGGAAGAAGACATTAATAAAATATTTGAGGAACAGAGGGATTTTGAATGATTATACAGATTATTGGACTGCCTGGGTCTGGAAAAACAGAATTGGCAAAGGCTCTTAAAGAGCGCATCAATGCTATCCATCTTAATGCGGATGAAGTTCGTGCATCAGTAAACTCTGATCTTGGTTTTACTCCAGAAGATAGAATTGAGCAGTCTCGTCGTATGGGAGAAATGGCTCGTCTTATTGCAAAGCAAGGTGTTGCTCCAGTAGTTGTAGATTTTGTATGTCCAACAGAACTAACTCGTGCAGCATTTGGTAGGCCAGATATTTTGATTTGGATGAATACAATTCAAGAGGGTAGGTTTGAAGATACTAATAAGATGTTTGAAGAGCCAACTCATAACGATCACGTATTTCGTAATCATGACATGATGCCTGAAGAAAAAGCATCATATATAATTAGTAAGTTTGGTCTTCATGACTGGTCTGCGCCAACAACTTTAATGCTTGGTAGATATCAGCCATGGCATGAAGGACACCATGCGCTTTATGTTGAGGCTGGGAAAAGAACAGAACAGGTACTGCTTGGAGTACGTAATACATACAACACAAGTGAAAAGGATCCACTTAAGTTTGATCAGGTAAAAGAATATATTGCCAAAGATGAATTCATGGATGGCGCAATGGTATTAAGATTACCAAACATTACTAATATAGTCTATGGACGTGATGTAGGATATAAGATTGAACAAGTAGATTTGGGGGCAGAGATTCATGCTATATCGGCTACGCAAAAGCGTAAAGAAATGGGTATCTAAATTATTAGATAAGATAGGCAATGACAAACTGGAGTGGCCATCATGAAAGTTACTAAAAGTAGATCATTTGTAAAGGCATGGACATATCGTGTATTTGGTACATTGACATCATTTTTAGTTGTCTATTTTATTACTGGTAAAGGTAGTCTTGCAACATTAATTGCATTTTGGGAAACAATTCTAAAAGTTTTTGTCTATTACTGGCATGAGCGTGTATGGGACAAGATTCAATGGGGTAGAAAATAATGTATACAGACTCTATGCGTAGAGCATTTAAGTCTTTAGATCATTTTTGTCCTAAAGGTTTTAGTTTAGACTTAATTGATAATGATAGTTTTATTACTGTTCGTGCTTCAGAAAAATCTTTTATGTCGCTACTTGACGAAGACAAGCGTCGTGCTGTAGAATATATGGTGAGGGTCAAAAAGGCACTCGAAGACAATGGCGCAATTGTTTTATTAGTTCGTGAAGGCGGTAAAGAATAATGCAAACCTTTTTGCCACATGTTAATATACAAGAATCAGCAATGGCCTTAGATTCTAAAAGACTTAATAAGCAAATTCTTGAGGCATATCAAATACTTAAGGTCCTGTCTAATGCATCGCCAACAGGTGGATGGCGTAACCACCCTGCCGTTTTGATGTGGAAAGGTCATGAATATGCGCTGCGTAGTTACGCATATACCATGATTGGTGAGGCAAATCGACGTGGTATTAAGACTGACAAAAATTTAGCAAACATTCAAGAGTTAGAAGCAACATACGGCCCTGATTGGGGAGAAGATCTACCAAGTTGGATGAAGGATCGTGCACGAATGATGCGTATTACAACAACTCATAAGGCTCGACTATTTGATAAAGATCCACTATTCTATGCACGTTTTGGATACGCAAAGCACAGCGTATATAACCAGCCATGCTGCGCTGGATGTAATTATTATTGGGTTACACATGAGGCAAGGCATGCTTGATTTTATTATTTTTACATCTATTGCCACAGTTTTAACTTTTGCTAATGTTGTTTATTTTAGGTTAAAAAATAAAAATTTACAATTACTAATGATTTTAAATCAAACAATTTCAGATGTTGAGTTATTACAAAATAACTTTAATAAAGATTCCTCTGTAGAAAAAGAACATCTAATTGCTTTTTTAAATGAAACCAGAGATGTTGCATATAAATATATTGAAGATGTACACAAGGCATTATTAGAATATGAGTCTGAGATTGAGTTTGATTTATTAAATCCAAATGACTTATCAATAACACGTTTCAGATCTGCTTTTGAAAAACTAAAAAAGATTTATCCACAGGACATTCCAAATGATTAATGCTAGAGGAATTCCAACAGCAATATGCCCACAATGTGGTTTTGATTTATTAAAAGTAAACATAAAAATTGACCCCTCTGATTATGAATTAGGAATATATATGCTTGATGGTGAATGTGCTAAATGTGGTACATTGGTTACGGTAGCAACACCTCTTGATCATCCTAACTTTAATAAAGGAGAAAAATGAAAGATATTATATTTTCAATATTAACAGGCTTTGGCTGCGGAGTAGTCTTTGCAGCCTTTAAACTTCCAGTTCCAGCCCCTCCAGTATTTGCTGGTGTTGCTGGTATAATTGGATTATGGCTCGGATACGATGTCATAACAAAGTTCATATCCTAGGAGGAAAATAAATGGACGCAAAAATGAAAGCAATGCTTGCATCATACGGACGATCAGTTCTTGGTGCTGCGCTTGCACTATATATGTCTGGGGTTACAGATCCTAAGACACTTGCATACTCATTGTTGGCTGCTATTGCACCAGTTGGATTAAGAGCAATCAATCCTAATGATAAAGCATTTGGTAGAATGCCTGCAGTTTCTGCACTTGAAGCAGCACTTGCAAATGTAAAGGTTAAGAAGGCTCCAGCAAAGAAGGCTGTTGCTAAGAAGTCATCAGGTGGCGGTAAACCATCACAGATGGCATAATTAAGTTATGATAAGATGGGGATGCTTATAATGGCATCCCTATTTTATTGTAAGGAGCACACATGAAATTTAAATATTATATTTATCGATTTGGGGTTTTGGGGTTTTGGGG